AATGAAAAGTATATATCCTATAAAATATATGATACAGGACATACCATCATATCTAGCACATCAAGGTAAATTTTATATAGATAACTCAGGTTATTTCTTTACAAAAGAGAAAAATACAAAAGTAGACTTAAAATACCACAAAATTATAAGAGTAGATCAGAAAGATATAGCTAGTGTGCTATGGATAAAGGATTGTCCTTTTCCCTTTACTCTTACACGACCTCTTAGAAAAGACCAGTCTTGGGCAGGCATATTATATAGGGCAGGAGTCCCTTGGCTGTTGTATGATACATCAGCTGAAAAGAAAAAGAATACATGGAGAAAGATTTGATTCTGTACACTGAAAAACAATTACTCGTAGCATATGCAACTCATGTGCATGATCTTGATGCGCTAAAAATAAGTAATCCAACTATCAGTGTAGCAGTACCTACATTAGAAGAATTTCGACTCCTGTACGAAGAAAAGTGGGAAGAATACTATGGAGAGAAAGAGTGATAGCAGTCATAGATGGAGTATTTACTCAATTACAAATGGAGAAGTGGAAAGAAAATATTAATCGTTCTACAGATAATTTTGTAAGTGGAGTGCACGATAAAGAGGGAGAAGGTTGGCATGCTGCTAACTCTGATCACCCTAATAAACATATGTGCTACGAAATCTGTAGACACGCAGGCAAGTACTTTGACTTAACTGAAATTATAGGTTATGACTACTGGACACATACTAATACACGACCTATGCAATGGCACCATGATAAAGATGAAATTGCTTATCTAAAATTAGGTATGGCTAGATACCCAGTATGCTCAACAGTATACTATCTAGAAGTAGAAGATTTAGTAGATGGTAAACTTCAGTTTGAAAATGGAGTAGAAGTAGTACCTAAATCAAATAGATTAGTAGTATTCTCAAAAGGACTCTACCATGGAGTAGAAGAATTCGAAGGAGTCAGAACATCTATAAATATAAATCCTTGGAATACAAGACTATATCACTCATGAAAAGTATATGGACAATATGGAAACATGCTCTAGGTTCATATAGTGAGCAGGATGGCTATGATCCCACCAATGATGATATTGTTGGTATGATAAGAACAGGAATACTATTAGTTAATATAATATGTGCTTTCTTTATTGTAGCTAATGTAGTACATAACTGGTAGTATGACGCATATTAATTCTAAAATATGGCAGGCTAACTCAGATGGGTGGGTAGCCACTATGAATAAATCTAAAGAAAATAAAGAGGAATACAGGAAATATGTGGAAAAAACAGAAAAGCCTGTGCCTTACAGAGAGTGGTTAAGAGAATATGAAAGCAGTAATAAGTGATAGGATATACCTAGAAGTACTTCCACATACACAAAAGAAAATAGATGATGAACTGACTTATGCAATTCCTTCTTTTAAGTATGGAGACCCGCCTTTAATTATAAAAAATATGGCAATGATACGACAAGGACTCGTTGCAATACCAGTAGGCAGACTAGACTTAATTCCAACCGACCACGAAATCACAGACAAGAGAACAGACAAACCAGTAGAGTTCCCTAAATTTAATTTAACATTACGACCAAGTCAGCAAGAGGTTTATGACCAGATTGGAGACGGTGGTATAATTAATGCATGGGTAAGCTGGGGTAAGACATTTACAGGTCTTGCAATAGCTGGCAAGCTTGGGCAGAAAACACTAGTAGTTACTCATACTTTAGCATTGCGCAAACAATGGGAAGATGAAGTAGAAAAAGTATTTGGTTTTAAAGCTGGGATTATAGGTAGTGGTAAATTTGAAATTGACCACCCTATCGTCATTGGCAATATTCAGAGTTTATACAGAAAGATTCCACAAATAAGACAAGAGTTCGGAACTATTATCTTAGATGAAATGCATCACTGTAGCGCTCCAACTTTTTCTAGAATTATAGATAAGAACTGTGCTAGACATAAGATAGGGTTGACAGGAACATTACAAAGAAAAGATGGGAGACATGTTGTCTTTCGTGATTACTTTGGAGATAATGTTCTTAAACCACCAAAGGAAAACTTTATGGTTCCTAAAGTTAATATCCTACGATTGGATATACGCTTCATGGACGGAAATAATATACCTTGGGCTAATAGAGTGAATGAATTAGCCTACAACCCAGAGTACCAACACTCTGTGGCTATGACTGCTGCTTCATACGCGGCAAAAGGTCATAAAGTGTTAGTGGTATCTGATAGAGTAGATTTCCTAAAGAACTGTGCCAAACTCACTGGTGATAACGCAGTTTGTGTGACGGGAGCAATCCATCACGAAGATAGAGCAGATATAATTAAACAGATTTTTGACGACAAAGATGTTCTGTATGGAACACAGTCTATTTTCTCTGAGGGTATTTCTTTAAATATTCTTAGTTGTTTAATTCTTGCTACACCAGTAAATAATGAGCCGTTACTTACACAGCTCATTGGAAGAATAATTAGGGACTACGAGGACAAGAAACAACCTATAGTAGTGGACATAAACTTAATCGGAAAGACAGCAAGTAGACAAGCTAGTATGCGCATGGGGTACTACCTCAAAGAAGGATATGAGATATCTACCTTGTGAGAACCTCCGAAAAATACTACTTGACATGAGTTTTAAAATTTGTTATAATATATGATAAAATATAATTGGGAAAAGATATTTAGAGAGACGAATGGAGATTCAACTTCGATTCTCACAATCGTTCATCTTTTAACTTATAAGAGAATCCCTGCTAGTAAGAAAGACAAGACTTACAAATATTTTGGTAAAAGTTTTGTGGGCGATAGTTTTTTACTAAACCCTCGACAGTTATTAGCAGAGAGAAAAAATTATAGCAACAAGGAAGCTGCACAGTATATTGCAGTAGCCTCGTACCGAAATTATTTTAATTACAACCGAACAGGTGAGACAACACTAGAGTTGATACACTTACCTGTCGAAACAACGATAGTAAATCGCAACAGAATGCTTCGGATAGAAAACGGTCTAGTACACTTTCTATTTGAGGATAACGCTAAATGGAGAACATAATGGCATTAAAATTTAACCAAGCACAGGGTAGTGCAAAAAAAGACAAGATAGACCAATACACTTATAAAGAGGGCGATAATGTAATTCGCTTAGTTGGAGACATCTTACCAAGATATGTTTACTGGATCAAAGGAGAGAATGGCAAGAATATTCCTATGGAATGTCTAGCTTACGATCGTGAGACAGAAACTTTCAACAACAAAGACAAAGACTATGTAAGAGAATTCTTTCCTGACCTTAAATGTGGTTGGGCATATGCAATTCAAGGCATAGATCCCGCAGATGGCAATGTAAAAGTTGTTAATCTCAAAAAGAAACTCATGGAACAAATCATGGTTGCAGCTGAAGATCTCGGTGATCCTACCGATCCCGAAACAGGTTGGGACGTATGCTTCCAAAGAGTTAAAACTGGACCAATGGCTTTTAATGTAGAGTACAGATTACAAGCATTAAAATGCAAACCAAGACCTTTGAACGAAACAGAACTAGCAGCTACTGCTGATCTTCGTTCTATGGATGATGTCCTTCCTAGACCCACAGCTGATGCTCAGCTAGAACTATTACAAAGAGTAACACAACCATCTGAGGGTGCTGAAACACCTAGCGATGTTGACTCTGAGTTCAGTATTTCTTAGGAGAACATTATGGTATCAGTAGGAGATAGATTCCCAAGTTTCAGTATGCTCGGAGTTAATGATACTAACACTATCATTGACTGTGATGTGCTATTAAACGAATGGACAGTAATGTACTTTTATCCAAAAGACTTTACTTTTATTTGTCCAACAGAAATCAAAGACATGGATTATCTAGTAAATGATGCGGACATTATCGGTGTCAGTGCAGATAACGAGTTCTGTAAACTTGCATGGAAAGAATGTAATGATGATATTAAACACATTAAACACGTTCTTTGTGCAGATTCAGGTCTTAAACTTGGACGGAGACTAGGAATAGTTGACGAGGAGAATGGAGTACACTATAGGGCAACATATATTATTGATCCCGAAGGTGTGGTTCAGCATGTATCAGTAAATGCATTAGATACAGGAAGAAATGCAAATGAAGTTTTACGAACACTACAAGCCTTACAGGCTGGTGGTCTTACAGGGTGTTCTTGGACGCC